CTGATGCCGCAGCAGGAGTCGTATGCTTAGGTACATTGTACATTGTATTTCCTATTCTTCTTCGCATGTTAGTCCCCCTTAGAATAGGGGAGAGTTTCCCCTCCCCTTTCTATTTAATTAGGCATCGCTTCTCTTCATTACAGCCCATGCACCTGAACTAGCTGCAGTGGCGTGGTCAGCAACATTACCGTCAGACTCAAAGTTGGCAATAAACTGAACCGTATCCTCTTTCATAAGGATGTATGGGTTAACCAAATTCTCAATATCACCCCTAACAGCAATGATATATTGATTTGGGTCACCAAAACAAAGTCTCATAGCACCGTTGGCAGGAGCGTTTGCAATCTTAGGTGTGATAACAAACTCGGCCCCCATTAACATCTGTGAAGGTCTTCCATTGATAGGAACTTGCTGGAAGATAGGTCTACCATAGGTATCTACCAAGCCAGAGACATCTTTCAATGCCGCTCTTGGACCATACCATTTGCAATTGCCAAGTCCTCTTTCCCATTGAACATGATAAAACATCTCATTAAGGTTGTCAAAGGTAATAGCAGCAGCCATTCCTACTGTACCAGATGCGGTTACAGCGGCTGTTACGTCGATAATAGATGTGGTATATTTACTATTGGTTCCATTAAAAACCTCATCGTCTACATACTGACCGATAGCTTCGGCTTGCATAGGAATAACCCAATCATTAATCAAGTCTACTTGGGCATCTCTAATGTCGGTTCTTAATACATCTACATAACTACCGATAATCTCATCGATGGTAAATACCAATCTACCGGATGTAATAGATGTAGTAGTTCTGGCTGTTCCAGGCGCCTGTGAATTACTAGTCTCACGTGTTGCTTTTACTGGCGCAGTAAAGGTCTTAGAAGGAATAGGCATTACGCGCATAGTGCTCAATGCTGAGCTGTTAAGTTCTGCAAGACCCAAAAGAGTTCTACCAAAACTTGCTGGCATAATTGTAGAAAAGTCAATGGCTTTTCCACGTGCACCGTCCAAGTAAGCCTTAGCTACTTGTTCTTTTTCATCTTCAGTCAAGCACGCTTTAAAGTTTTTATTAAATGTGGTATCATACCCACTAAACTTAAAGCTGGCTTCCCCAAACTTACCAGATGCTTTAAACTCTTTGTCCTGAAGAGCGTCCATCTTGGCTTTCCACTCGACGTTAGTTTCTTTGAGTTTTGCAATCTCTTCTTCCTGAGCCGCAGCCCTAGCTTCAAACCTTGCCACAGCTTCACTAGTTGCTTGCTGGGATACTTCTTTAATATACCCAGCTAATTCTTCTTGAGTTTTCATATTATTATTCTTTCTCCTCATTTAATATATTTAGAGCATCTTCTACTGTTAATACATCAGTCTGCTCAACATCTGCTGACGATTCGTCGCTGTTGGCCTGAGTATTAAACAAAGAGAAAATCTCTGATAAATAATCATTACCTGACTCTTCTATCTCTTCATCAATATCTTGTTCTTTAATTAGAAGTTCTAACTCTGCTATCTTACACTCAGCTTCTCTTAGTGCCTTAATAAGGTCTTCTTTATCATTAGTGTTATCTTCTATTGCTTTCTTGCCTTCTGGCAAAGACATGAATTTCTGAAATAGTTCCATGTCAAATATCGTTGGTGTTTCCTCTTTTGGCATCTTGTCAAGCATCTCTTCCCAGTCTGCTAGTTCTTCCCCATCTAATGTTCCATCATCCCAGGCTTTGTTTATACTTGCCAACATAGCCTCAGGATTAGAGGGCACGGCTACTAAGGAAATTTCTAACAACTCGGCTTTGTTAATTATTCTGCGCGCACCCTTCGCATGTTTCTCAGGATATTCTATAGACGTATAATCAGGGATAAAACCAATAGAAAAGGTCTTTAAATACCCACCTTTGATGAGTCTATAGGCTTGTTCTGCCAGTGGATTTTCTTCCGCAGTTGCTAGTTGAATCTTAAACATGAGTTTCTTGTCGTCGACCCAAACCTTTTTGCCCACCGCCTTACCGATAGGAAATCCACTATAAGAATGATAAGGTAGAACCACGGGGTTGTTTTTAAATCTTTTTAAATCCATACCGTCTATTTTAACTATATCACCATCGGCATCAACAACCTCTTTGGACCCAACCACTGTAAAAGTCCGGTCTTTCTCATCAACTTCTTTTATCTCTGCACCTAAATATTTTAATACATTATCTTGTGACATCTTGTTTTCCTCCCATTGTTTAGTCTACCACCGGTGCCAAACAGCACTTGCAATTGCAAACTTCGCCGGCCGGGCCACTAGGGTCATGCGGATACATAAGTCCATTATCAAAAGGCTCATTGTAGTTTTTAATCTGACCATCTATTTTAGAGTGTGAAGGTCTTGTACCACCTATCCATTGTTTCTTCTCTACACCTAGTTTTTTATATTCTTCATCAGTACTTCGATTCATTACGGCACCTGACTCAGTGCGGGCTATTGTGCGCGCACGCGAAGAATTAAACTTGTATACAGATTGAATACGCTTTACTAGGTCGTTGGTTGTTTCGCCGGCCGCAATACTGTCTCTTACTTGAGTCCGGATAAGTCTATAGGTATGGTTGTTTATACCACCTATCTTATTGGTCATGTCGGCTACTATCTTAGGATTTACCCTAGCTTCAATGTCCGATTTTACGGTATCTAGCGCCAACGTAGACCCTATTAATGTAGCATCGGTGTATAAAGGTGCCATTATATCAGCCAACGTAGATTTCTCGTCATTTAGAAGATTCATAACACTAGCCAATAGTAAAGTAGAATTTGTTTTAGTAATGCCCTTGGTTTCCTTTACAAGAGCTAATACTTTACCAAGTTGTTTAGCAAAATAACCACCTAGTTTAGAGGCCATTTTCTTTTCTACACCGCGTTGTAGTCTATTATACTTATTTCTATAGTTACGTGTCCTAGAAGATGTCTTCTCTTCTTTATCAATGTCATCTAGTATCTTATTTATTACATTACTATCTATTGATTTAGCGGGTGTTTCTGGCTCAATTATCACTTCACTGTAAGGAATTAGGTTAGACTCTACGAATCGTTCGTTCATGCGAGGGTCGTTTGTTTCTTCCCAACCCATATCAAGTTGGTCATTAATTTCCATAGAGGTTCTACCTAACTTTTGTAAATTCAGCGCCAAAACAGATTTATCTACCATATTATCTTGTAGGACATCTATGTTACTGTAATCAAAGAAGACTTTATAGCCCGGAAAATAATTCTTCATTAAGGTTTGATTAAAGGCTTCTTGTATCATATATGCGGCAGGCTGAATGTTATCCGTCCACATTAGTCTCTTCTCTACTGCTACCGTATTTTGTGATAGACCTACTTCGTTTGTAATACCAAACACAGACCGAGGCACACCAAAGACACCCAAAATAATATCTCTTATATCTTTAAGACTTTGACTAAATTCCATCTCTCTCATTGATAGATTCTTTGTGTCGGCAACATCCAACCCTTGTGGTAAACATCTTGTGCGCCAGGCATTTCCTTTAGATAGTTTATTATCTATTTCTTTTACGATAGACTTTCGGTCTTCTAGTGTAGTATTACCATTAGTATCTTTTAAGGTAAGACCCATTTGTGCATAGTTGCCAAAGAATTGTGTATTAAAATCTCTACCACTAGAATAGTTGGCTATTTCTCTCTTTACTACCTCTACTAAGGGCAAGGCTCTATCAAAGTCAGACACACCTACATTAGTCTCGGGGTTCATCATATTAGCATAAATTAGGTGTTCATCATCTATAATGCCATATCCTTTATCGTCGTGACGCCAAGAGGTTATTATTCCGCCGGCAGAGGCCACTACATGCATTAGTCCTGGGTCGACAGGCTCAAGTGAGAAAGGAACTTCCTCATCAATCAGTGCCATAAACTCACCTTTATACCAATAATATACAGCACATGTATATATTAACTTAGACAATGACATTCTTGGGTGAGGCTGCAGAATGTCAAATCCTTTTATTTTAGCGTCAGGTGGTAATGGTTGACCATTCTGCTCAAATCTTAATGGTGCTTTAGATAGATTATATGCTAATATATTTATACACTTGTTTATAACATAGTTGGTAGAATATGCATGTTTTAAACCATCTACATCTGTATAATATATAATGCCGTTTGAAACACCGGGTAAACACCTACTAAAGTCTATTGTTTTTTCCTCTGCAATAGTAGAAGGCTTTGGACCGGGGTCCCCGAATAATCTAATAGCTCTCTCATATAATGACATATATTTAGTCTCCACTTGTGATTAGTGTTAAATCCATTTTGTGCGCGAAATATGTAAATATCGCGTAACGCATTGCATCTAGCATGTGGTCACGACCGTCTTTCGGCTCGCCCATACTATTTCCAAACCTATCCTTCTTGTAAGTATAGTCTTGTATCTCGTTTAGAAGGTTTTTACCTTTAACATACAAGTCTTTACCTTGAATAAAATCTATACCGGCTTGTACACTTCCTTGACCTTTCTTACACGGTAATGCTCTAATGCCTGATGCCCTCAATGATGCTATTCTATCAGGGCTGGAACAGTCACAATAGATTCTTGCTTCGCCGGCAAGACCTTTTGCAATTAGCCAAGGTATGAGTTTCTCGTTGGTCATCTCACATGCATACAGAAGCTCTTCTACATAGAAGGCATTCTCTTTGGCCCCAACTTTAACTATAGCTAATTCATCCGACCCAAAACCAAAATCAAGTCCATAAACTATTGTATCACACACAGGCCACTCATCAAACTCTGACCAATTTGTGTATATAAGCCCCTCTAAACTGCCCCATTCACCTAGATAATAAACTTTATATTGATGTTTATTCTTGGTGGATTGGTATCTCTCTAGTATTGATTTATATACTTGTGAATCACCTAAAAACATATTGTTTTTAAATGTACTATGATGAATTCTTGCCATCGGGTTGATATCTTGTACAAATGTTTTATACAACCAACTTAGTTTAGACACCGGGTTAAAGGTCATCATTATCTGTAAATATGTTTTTTGGTCCCCTCTTAAACGCCGGTCTAATTCATTAAAATCGTCTTCAGTAAACTCACTTGCCTCTTCCATCCATATAGAGGTAATATCATAAATTGATTTTATCTTACCGGGGTCATCCAAACCTCGTATCAGGATTTCTGACCCATTGATAAAGGTAAAGGTCATGTCTGTCTTATTTGGGTGTACAATATTATCCAAATTCCAATCAGAAATCAAACTCTTTATTAACTTGTAGACGCTCTCTCGTGCACTAGGTGAGGTCTTACGCAATACTAATACTCTATGCTTTATATCTGTATCTAAGTCCGTCAGAATACGAATAAGGACTTTCTCGGCCGCAAAAACTGACTTGCCTGAGCCTGCACCACCATACATTACCAAATATCTATGTATGTCCCAAAGTAAATCATAAAAATGTGGGTTGATTACATTACGTATCTGAGTCAGGTCTATATGTATCGCCATCTTGTTTTGGTTTCCCTACCGTAATAATCGTATCCGATTCTATCTTTTGTGTCACAACCGGCTTGCCGTATACTCTGTCCAAAAAATCCGTTATGATTTCTTTCTTGATTTTATCACTACTAACACCCTTTAGCATAGTATCTAACATGTCGAGTAAATCCTCAAGGTTGTCACCATAACGCTCTCTTATTAGATTAGATATACCTTTAGGTCTTCCGCCCGGATTAAGCGAACCTGAACCCTTTACAAGCCTACCTCTTTCGTCTCTAACAACCTCTTTAGTCAACGGGTTTATACCTCTTCTGTGGAATTTCCTCTAATATGAGGATGTTACAACAATATAAAATAATATAAGTAAGTTAGTGTAATAAACTAGAATAGTTAGTGTAGTTTAGTCTATCTTGTCTTGTGAATCTAGGGGTAAGTCTAGTTCCTTACGCATTATACGCATAAAGTCGTTCATCTTACGCAATATTTTAGCCCGGCAAGCGGGCCACTGTGTGTTAATACAACACAACTGCGCTACATCCAAAGTCTCT